CCAACCAAAGGAAAATGGGAACGATTGCAATGGTCATCATCTGAGGCCAAGCGTGGGATCAGTTACAAGACAACACCATCAAAAAGAAATAAGTCAGGCTTTCGTTCTTTAGCTCGCATTGTTAATAACTCTGCTGTTGGTGCTTTGTATGAGACTGCTGGTCGAAAGAATCCACAAGGTAGGCCACAAGCTCCAGCCTATGAAGTAAGACTACGCGGTCATGCTAATTATGGAAAGACTATTAGATCAGGAAACAAAGATCAATCTAATAGCAGTAACCCTAATGCTGGTCAGCAGTTTATTGATGCCTTAAATAACACAGGAAAGATTGTTGATGCTTACAAGCGAGAGCAAGGCCAAGCAGGTCGTGCAACTCGTAAGATGAAAGGCCGCGCAATCTTTAGAGCATGGGCAGAAGATGGTGGGAAAACTAACGCAGCAATTCTTAAAGCCATTGAAACATCTGCCGCAAAACTTAATGCTCGTACTAGCGTGAAGGGTTAATCATGGCTAATGCAGATGTAGCAATTCACATTGCAACGGAATTAGATTCCAAAGGATTTAGGCAAGCAGATACTGCCACTCAAAAACTTACTAAGAATGTTAAGAAATTAGCAGGTGCTATAGGTATTGCTTATGGTGCTTCTGCCATTGTTGCCTACAGCAAGGCTTCAGTCAAAGCATTTGCACAGGATGAAGCTGCTGCCCTTCGACTCAATCGTGCAGTTGAGAATCTAGGCATTGGCTTTGCTAATCCTGCTATTGCTGATTACATTGGTAATCTTGAAAAGTCTGCTGCTATTGCCGATGACATTTTAAGGCCAGCCTTTCAGGGATTATTAACCACTACTGGATCATTAACTCAATCTCAGAAGTTGCTTAATGATGCCATTACAATCAGCCGAGCCTCTGGTGTGGATCTTGCCACAGTTACACAGGATCTTGGCAAAGGGTATGTTGGCATTACTCGCGGCTTGGCTAAATACAACACAGGTCTTACTAGAGCAGAATTAAACACTAAGTCATTTAACGAAATCTTAGGAATTATCCTTGCCAGATCCGCTGGAGCAGCAGAGGATTATCTAACTACTACTTCTTACAAAATGGAAGTATTGACCGTAGCCACAGGCAATGCATCAGAAATCCTTGGTGAAGGTTTAGTTAATGCCTTTGCTCGTATTGGTGGTGGCACAGAAGCCAGTGATGCAGCAACAGCTATAACTACTATTGCTAAAGCGCTTGCTTCAGTTACGGAAGCCACAGGAACCGTTATTGGTGGATTTACGAATGTATTAAAAACATTAAAGAATTTACCTAAAGACATCTTTAGTGGTTTTGCTGGCGCTCAAGCAGGAATTAACTTAACACAACCTGCTAAGGAAACCTCTAAATTAACTCTTAGTGAAAAGAAGCAACAAGAAGCTTTAGCAAAACTAGAGTCTAATGCAGTCAAAAGAAATAAAGAATTGCTTGCATTAAAGAAAAAGCAAGTTACTACTCAGAAGCAAATGACTGCTGATAAAAAGAAGCAAGAAGCCTTAGACAAGGCCGCTTTACTGCTTTCTCAAGGCCAGAAGTTATTTGATGAAGAAGCAATCCAATTAGCTGCCGCCGCTCAAGGCAAACTTACAGAAGAAGAAAGAGTAAGAGTTGGCCTAAAGCAAAACATCTATGATCTTGAAGAAGCAATCAATCAAGGCAACCTTGATGCCGCTGCTAGAATCTCACAATCTTTAGTCAATAATGCTCAGCAACTAAGCAACCTTCGGGATAAGGCTGGCATGTTTGACTCTATAAGCAACCCATTTAATGCATGGTTACAAACCTTAAAAGAACTTGCATTAGAGTTTGCTAAATTAGCAAAGATTGAAATACCTAAATTTAATCCTATTGGCGGTGGAATTACAGCAGAACCTTTGTATAAGTACAATTCACTCAGTCAACAATTAGTGCCCGGCACAACTGACAGATCGCCTATGGGCTATGGCGGTGGCCAGTTTGACATGAACCTAATCCCTACAACTCCGCTTTATGGCTACAATTCACTTAGCCAACAGGCAGTACCAAATGGTGACACTATTGTTAACATCTCTGTTCAAGGCTCAGTTACAACAGAGCGCGATCTAGTTGCAGCAATTACTCAAGGACTTTACGCACAGCAGGCTTCAGGTACTCCAGTAAATTACAGTACGGCGTACTAATGGCACTACCAGCAACCCCTATTGTAAAGATCAACCTAACTGGTGGAGCCTCATTCGGTGAAGCCTTTGTCTTGGGTTCATCTCGTCTAGGCTTTGCTGAGTTTGCTTCTGGATCTACTGTCATTGTGGATGTATCTGCTCAAGTCTCTAAGATAGATACTCGCAAAGAGCGGAACCTATTTCAGGACAAGTATCTTTCAGGCACAGCCACAGTTCGCATTATTGATGAAAATGGTGACTGGAATCCACAGAATACATCCAGCCCTTATTATCCTAATCTGGTGCCTTTACGCTCTATTCAGATTTCAGCCAATTACTCATCTACAAACTATCCGATTTTCAAGGGTTACATTACCGAATATCTCTACACCTATCCTAAAGATCAGGAGATTGGCTATGTCGATCTCATTTGTTCAGATGGATTTAAGCTTTTGTTCAACTCTAATGTAACTACTGTGACAGGACAGGCAGCAGGGCAAGACACAGGCACACGCATCGACAAGATTCTAGATACAGTCGGTTGGCCTGTAAGCCAGAGATCAATCCAGACAGGCAATACAACATGCGTGGCTGACCCTGCAACGACGCGTACAGGCCTTACAGCGGTGCAGACAGCCGAGTTTACAGAGCAGGGCGCTTTCTATGTGGACAAAGCAGGCAACGCTGTATTTAAGAATCGCCAGTTTGTCTATGATGCACAAGCTGCAACACCTACTGAATTTTCAAATGCTGTTGGATCAACAGACATTAACTATGCAGGCATTGTCTTTGCCCATGATGACAAGACTATTGTCAATCAAGCTACAGTTACCCGCATAGGTGGCACAGCTCAGACCTTCTCAGATGCAACCTCTGTTAGCCAATACTTCTTGCATTCGATTACGGCCGACCAGATGCTTATGCAGACAGATGCCAATGCCTTAGCCCTAGCAACTGCTTATGTTACGACCCGTAAGGACACCACGATCCGAATCGAATCCATTAGCCTTGACTTGGTAACTCTGGGCTATGGGGCTGGAATCGTTGCAGCTTTGGATCTTGATTACTTTGACACTATGGAAATTACAAATGTCAATGTGTCAGGCACAACCATTGTTAAGAAACTCCAATGTCAGGGGATTAGCCACAGCATCACCCCTAATACTTGGGTTACAGTTTTAACGACACAGGAACCATTACTCGATGTTATGTACTAGAATTGACCCTATGAAAGAGGTGTGCTAATGGCAGCAGGATGGCCGACAAAGGTAACTTACGCTAATGGAGATGTATTTTCGGCATCTGACATTAACGATACAAACGGGACCCTTAACTACATTGACCCAACATCTGCAACAGATGGGCAGGTTCTTACTAGAGACAATGCATCTGCTGGCAAAGTAAAGTGGGCTGCATCATCAGTAGCAACATCTTTGGGATTTACTGCTGGCAAGAATCGCATTATTAACGGTGATTTTTCTATTAATCAAAGAGCATTCACCAGTACAACAACTTCAGGCGCGTATGGACAAGATCGTTTCTATAACTTAAATAGTAACGGAACAACTACTTATTCAGCACAAACCTTTACCCCAGGAACAGCACCAGTAACAGGATACGAAAGCACGAATTTTGCTCGCATTGTTTCAACAGGCCAAACTCTTTCATCTGCATTTTCAGTTTTTGGACAAAAGATCGAGGATGTTAGAACCTTCGCAAATCAGACGGTTACCTTTTCATTTTGGGCAAAGGCTGCTTCAGGCACTCCTTCAATCTCCGCAAACTTTTTTCAAGATTTTGGTGGTGGTGGGTCATCAGGTGTTTACTCTTATCCAACAACTCAAAAACAGGCAATTACAACATCTTGGGCTAGATACAGTTTTACTACCACAATTGCAAGCATGACAGGAAAAACAATTGGTACAGGCAGCTTTTTAGCTGCTTGGATTTGGACTTCAGCAGGTTCGGACTTTAATACACAAACAGGTTCACTTGGTATTCAATCTGCAACGATTGACATCTGGGGTGTTCAGGTTGAAGCAGGATCAACTGCCACAGCCTTCCAAACTGCAACAGGAACAATTCAAGGAGAATTAGCCGCTTGTCAGCGTTATTATGTAAGACATACTGCTGGAAGTAGTTACACCAGTTACGCTGCTGCATTATGCCGCGCAACAACTTCTGTTCACGCGGCAATGCAACTTCCAGTTCAAATGCGTATTGCTCCCACTTCAGTTGATTATTCGACGATTGCAGTTTTAAGTTCGACTGGTTCAGTTATTGCTTCTACTGCATTGGTTTTGGATTATGCAGGAACTCAAAATTGCTTTATCACCGTATCAGTTGCTAGTGGTTTGACCGTTGGTAATGCTTCACTCGTCGTCGCTAATGGAAGCACTTCTGCCTACATAGCCCTTAACGCGGAGTTGTAAAATGGAAAATGTAACTTTTATTGAAATTGAAGGATTAGATGGCGTTGTGGAACACGCAATCATTGACAGAGGCAACGGGGAATTTACCTCAATGCTAAAATCTACTTATGATGAATTAAAGGCCAATGAAGAAGCCAAGATTATCTAAAGCAGCAATCCAGCTTCGTGAGCAGTTCGATGATGCCTACCCAGATCGTGACCGCGCATCGGATGGTTGGATCGGTGATACCAGACATGGTGCTCGTAAGTCTGATCATAATCCAGATGAGCAAGGCTGGGTTCGCGCCATTGACATCGATCGTGACTTATCCGGAAAAGCCAAGCCCGACCTCATGCCCGACCTTGTTGATCAAGTTCGTGCAGCCTGTAAAGCACGATCAGAAAAGCGTATTGCTTACATTATTTTTGACGGGAAAATCTGCTCCCCTATTCTTAGGTGGAAGTGGCGCAAGTACACAGGGGCTAACAAACATGTTCACCATGTGCATTTCAGCTTTAAGAAAGAAGCTGACTTAC